TGGTACAGGCACATTGTATGTAGGTGACCAAATCCAAATCAGCGGTGACCCTTCAGGTGCGTACTATACTGTGATGAAGAATGTAACCTTACCTGGTGGCAATTTATTTATAGCCCAACCTGGTTTAGAAGCACCTTTGTTAGCTCAGACTTATGTCATTCAACCTATTGCTGGCAGCACTTCAACAGGCAGTAATTTCTTTATTGACCAAAAACCTCAATATGCTCTTTTACAATTAGCATTACAAACAATTATAAGAAAAGGTGAAACTACACTCAAGGCCGCTCATAGAAATGTATCTGTAGATTTTAAACGATTCATATGGCCAGAAGTGGATTTAACACATACTGTAGCTACAACGGCAACTAAGATTGCGGCCACATCAAAAGTATATTCACTTACTCACACAATCAATGTAAATACACGAGAAGCAGTGACAGATGTACAATTGAAACTTAGTCGTTCATTTGGTGGTGATACTCAATCTGCCTATGTAGTTACAACTCCTCCATATGAAGACACTTCGTATATTGGACAAATGAAAGGATTACAATTACAAACCCATACAGGTGTTGACCCTAATTATAAAGTTAATCCCCAAGCTATTACATGGAATGGCTATATAGGTAACGCATACCCAGGCCGAGGTAATCAAGCTTTAGGTATCCGTACAACGTTCCCTCAACAGTTTAAGGTTGATTATCCAGCTATACCTACAGTATTAACAACTAATCGTTCGATAACACAAAATCCCCCTGGTACAAATAATGGGGTAACTACTGATGCATCTGGCTATTTAGCAGGGGTAACATCGATTGTATTATCAGCTGGTGGTACAGGTTCTTTATTACAAGGTGATTCAATCACTATTACAGGTGATACATCACTAGAGACTTATATTGTACAAGGTGATATACTAGATGTTTCAGGTGGTGCTATTTTAAGCATATCTCCAGGACTTGGAGCAGCATTAACAGCAGCCCATCATGCAATTATAAGTTCCCCACCCGGTAATCAGTTTATAGTTGCAATTCCCAATGACCCATTAACAGTAGAGTTTATCTAATGACAATAGTTAAAGACATCCGAATTATTGCTAAGACGGACACACTAGAAGAAAAAATAGCCCGTGCACTTGCACAATCAGACGCGCTTACTGCTGTACCTGGAGGTGCTATACCTGGTGAAACTACAAACTCAGATGATACAGGTGATACCACCCTTGGTGGCCCAGCCAATGACCCGCCTGGCCCCAATGGTGTTCTATACACTGGTGGCCCTCTTCCAGTCTTAAGTGGTGCTCCTCCTGCCCCTCCTAACCCTATTGACCCAATTGTAGTTGGTGGTGGTTCTGGTGGTGGTGGTTCTGGTGGCCCTGGAGGTGGTACAGGTGGTGGTGGTACAACAATTGGTCTACCTTCTCCAGTATCTAACCCTGGCTATAATCCACCCATAGATGGTGTCCCTTCTCCTGTGAGTGGTACGCCTACTCAAGGTGGTGGTACAAGTACAGACCAAAGCAATAATGCTACTGGTGGTGGCACACCTGGTGTTGATGGTGGTGCGGGAGGTGCTCCTATAGGTGGAAGTAATGTATTGAACTTTGGCCAAGCTGGAGCAAATGATGCTACCCTCAATGGGATGATTGCAGCTGCACGAGCTTTACATGCCAGTAATGCATCTATTCAGAATATGGTTGATGCCTATAATGCTGGTAAATATGGTGAACCTGGTGCACAAACTGCTAACCAAGTTACAACACAAAACCCAAATGCTCCTGGTATGGGTAGCCCAAATGCACCTTCAAATGACAGTGCACAAAGTACAATTGGGTTTACATATCCATTAGTGCCTAATACTTTTCCCCAAACAGGTTTTCAAGTAACTAAAGTACAACATGGGAAGAATGCAAGTGTGTTCCCCACTCCTACAACGGCTGATTTAACAGCAATGGGAATGACGGGTGTGTGGACAGGGCCAGATATCCCACCCCAATTTGCGGGATGGCAATCAGGCTATTTTTGGTTTTGTACAAACCCTGAGGGGGCTGTGGGTGAAACACCTGAACAATGCGTTAATGCAGCTTGTGCTTCCTTGGATATTATAAATCCAGGTGGCGATTATCATAATGCACAACTTGTTGCAGGAACACTTACACCTGACCTTTCCCACAATCCCCCACAATCATGGAACTTTCAATGGGAGTATTATAGTCATATTGACTTTGCCTGGCATCAATCAGGTGTAGTGTCTCTAACTAGAGCTGCAAATTCTGGCTATTCTTCATACTCTGCATATTATGGCTATGTTGCTGGACGTACACCACCTGTAGTAGCACCAACATATACTATGTGGCCACAAACAGGTGTTAATATATTGGCTTTAGTGGGCGGACAGTTATTAGCAAGCAACTTTGACCCTGCAACCCCATTTGCATTGCTGCATACAGTACAATCAGTTATTACACTAGCTGCGGGGGATGGGGTAAATGTGATTAACCCGAATTTCTTACAGATATCGCCAGCGATAGGTGGTGGAACATTGATGACGACATTTGGCCCTGATGGGACAACTGTGTTATTTGCAAATTATTATGATTCAAATGGAGTTAAGCAAGCTGTTCTAAGTGCCTCACAGGTCGTAGAATACTTGCCTAAGAATGTATTTCCGAATCCTGCTTAAGAACTAAGCAGGGATTTGATATTGATTTCTTTAGAAGTGTGTTGAAGTTGATGACCATTCCCATCAGTATCTAATGATTGACAGAGGCCATTAGGATTCGAATATACCCCAGTCGTATATAAGTGTGCCTCTTTTGTTCGACGACCAACAATCTCACGTGGTTTATTCCACATTAGAAAATCATTATAGATTACAGCAGATGATTGTTTTTGATTGATTGACCTGATTAGGGTTGAATTAGATAACCCACCTGTACCAATATTATAACAAAGTGATGTGAGTGCATCAAATTGTGATTGTGTTATGTCGACTATCAAACTATTTGTAACAGCTTTTTCGTATCGACCTAGAGAAGCCTTAAAAATATCGTAAGCTTCTTGCATTGAGATATATTTTGATTTATCCCAGTTTTTTAGATTTGGTATTTCTGTAACTGTACTACCGAAACCTATCGTTATAACTCCAACAGAGTCAAAATATGGCCTTAAACAAACTCCTTCATAGCCACACACCTCTAAAACTCCACTTTCACTCATTTCCATCGTCGTTTTCCCCTTTCTCGTTTAAAACCCCTTAAATCTTCTCTCTACGAGGTGCAACCCAATAGGCCGCCACCCTAGTACTACCTGATACCTAATCGTTTAACCTGTGAACCCTCAGAAGGTCGTTTTTTCAATGTAAGTCCAATAATGCGTCAAAATACGGGTCTTCACTCATTAATCTGTGTGATTCAGCCAAACCGAGTTCAATTTCTAAATCTACCATACGCATTTTCAATTCTGACTTGATTCGGTCATTGACCGCAACCAATTCCTTGAGGGCAGCAATATGGTCTTTTGCTTTTGTTCTACAGTATTTTAATCTGTGTAACAGTTGTGCATTTGTCGCATGACTAATGAGGTCATCTTCGGTCATTTTTATTCCTATTATTTAACTACCCTTATATGTATTATACCATAATAAAAATAAATGTGCAATAAAACTTGACAAGATTTAAACCATCATTTATAATGAAACTATAAGAACAAAATCACAGGGGATAAAGATGAGTACAACGAATTCAGGACTGTGGGAAAGGCTACATAGAGGATTAGAGAAAGTCGCTGAAGAGAAGCATTGTGCCGATTTGCCGACTGTTAAAATGGTGATTAGTATAATCGTCTCAGCCGGACGTGATAGAGATGTGTGTTATTTGGGAAGTGACCAATTTTTATATCATTGCTATTTAGCACAAATGGATTCTAATGCTGTTTCAGAAATGATAAGTAGAGCATGGTATGTAACAGACAATAATATTCAACTAACTTACACAGAGGAGGACATCGACGACGAGGAAGACGATTTTTAATAATAACAACAATTGGAGTTAGGATGAGAAAAAGATTCATAGTTTACCTTATGGTAGTTGCAATGTTCGCGGTTGGGCTTAATTGGCTGAACAACACACCGAAGACATTTGACAACGGACTAACAAAGGCAGATGTCCAAGAGGTTTTTAATAATCTGCAAAAGTACTCGGGTTTACCCGGCGGCATTCCAAATGTAACAGTGGTGAATGACCCCCAGATAAATGCGTGGATGACACCAGATGGAATGTTTGTCACAACAGGCATACTTCATTTTTTGAAAAACAAAGATGAGTTAGCAGCTGTGATGGGTCATGAAATGGGGCATTTTGTATTGCAACATTTCCAACTAGATGGTGATAGTAGGTTACACGAAGCAAATGCGGACAAGTTCGGACTCTTTGTAATGATGAGAGCTGGATACGACCCATGCGTAATTGAGGGATTGTGGACGAGAATGGCTGATACCTTCGGGGATGAAGCAATTACAACTTCACATCCAGGCAGTGCGCAAAGAGCGTATGAAATGAAATTTCCAATGTGTCAACGGCACTTTTTCGATTCATACTAAACAACTAACGAGGAGAGTTGTCATGCTTCACAATAAAAGAAATGGCGAGATACTTGCGGAGCTTGACAACTATGTGGATGGGCATATAGAAGCTAAGAAAGCTTTGATAAGTCTTGTCAACCGTTCTAAGATACGTCATCACCAAAAGTGGATTGAAAGAATTCACAAAGATTATTTAATCGCCCCACATAAAGTATTACTCATCGGCCAGAGTGGTACAGGTAAAACTCATTTGGTCGAGTCTCTTCAACAACTACTAGATTTTCCCCTCATTCGTCTGGACGCTACTAAACTTAACCCGACAGGTGCAAGTGGTGGTGTCAAAGAAGATGACCTACGCAAGCAGATATGGGCTAAAGCTAAAGAATGGCATGAAGCCCGACGAGGTTACTATCATTCAATAGATGGCACAGTTGACCAAATGGTTGTATTCATTGATGAGATAGATAAGATAGGTAAATCATTTGATTCAAGTGGAAACTGGAATGCACACGTACAATCTAACTTCTTAACAATGTTTGATAATAAAGCAGAGTTTGCAGGTGTTAGTTTTATATTTGCTGGTGCATTCACTGATATTACTAAACATAAATCTAAAGCAACATCAATAGGGTTTAATCCCGATGAAAGAACTATCAAAAGTCGTGAAGAAATTGATGAACAAGTTGTTAAGGCTGGTTTAATACCAGAATTGGTTGGACGATTAACTAATATTGTTGAACTTGATAAATTCACTGAACAAGATTACTATAAGATATTGACAGAGCGACTAATACCTGCTAAACTATTAGAACTGGCATTCTTTAATGTGTTTGATTCTGAACTAGATGAAGATGAATTGAAACACATGTGTAAAAGTGCTTATAATAGTGGTCAAGGCATTAGGTCTCTACAGAGACAATTGAATAAACACTATTTAGATTCAGAATTTGACAACGAATATAAATCACACAGAGCTAGACAATTATCATTGCAGCCTGAAGATGAGGGAACAAATTATGAACTTTAATCCTACAACAAATGCAGAAGTGTTAATAAAAGTATTGGATGGTGTAGAACTGCCAACGAAATCGACCGAGGGAAGCGCGGGCTTCGATATTGCTGCCTACGAGGATACATACATTGTGTGTAACCGAGATGTGAAAGTAAGAACAGGGATATTTTTAGAAATTCCTGTAGGGTATGTGGGCCTCTTAGTCGAACGAAGTAGCCTACACACGAAGGGTTTGACATTAGCCAACAATATTGGTATAATAGATTCAGACTATCGTGGTGAAGTGTTAATCGCATTAAAAAACGAGACTGGCGAAACTATACCAGTCCAAAAAGGGCAAAGAATTGCACAACTGATTATCGTCGCAGTTCCTAAGATTAAACTAACTCAAGTGAGTAACGTCGATGAGACTGCGAGAGGATGTGGGGGCTTTGGAAGCTCAGGTTTTTAAATACGTAATAACCATAGTTCTTATTAGTTGCTTTCTATGGTTATTAATCCTAGTAATGGGCATTTATTGGTTCAATACAGGGGTTATTTGGTTAAAAGACTGTGCAACTAGGATTTATCGGAGATTACGAAATGGCACTAAATAAATATACATTTTCACATAATTTTGATAAAAAGTATCTAGTGAGAGTAAGTACAGATAGTGACACAGCATACGATATTGTGACAGAATTTGTCGCATTTCTCAGAGCATGTCAGTTTTGTGACAGTGCTATTAAAGACGCGTTAGAAGGTGGAGTGGAGGACATTATACAAAATGTCAAATATGTCGATAAATGACATAATTTTAGACATGAGAAGGGGTATATGTTGACGTAATCGACATATATTAACATAACGTGGCCATGTGGGGACACAAGATGAAAGACAATGAAGTAGTAAGCAAAGAACAATGCGCAAAATGCGCCGAGGAAGGAACCGACACAACTTGCGACAATCTTGTGACATTCCAAAGTGGCGTACAACATTGCCATAGACATGGGACACTTGGAAAAGTTGACAATAACGACCCTAAAGTTGACAATGATAACACATCAGCTATACTTAAATTATCAGCAGATGTTAAGGGGTTAATAGATGGACACTATCCGAAACAGAGTATCCGGGGTATTTCACCGAAGACGTGTGAATTTTATGGATATCAAATCAATAGACAGAAACGATGTCATATCGCGAATTACTTTAATGATTCTGGTCAAGTTGTCATGCAGCAATTGCGTGACGCTGAAAAGAACTTTCCTTTGTTGGGGGATATTAACCATAAGCAGATGCTGTACGGGTCTTGGCTATTTACCCCTGATACGCGTGTGTTTATCACTATTACTGAGGGCCAGCTCGACTGTCTTTCAGTAGCCGAAGCATTCAACTGCAAATACCCTGTCGTATCATTACCCAATGGTGCGTCAGCGGCGTACAAAGTATTACAATCAAACCTACAATATCTTAACGGCTTTAAGCACGTGGTGCTTGCATTTGACAATGATGGCCCAGGACAAGAGGCAATCCGTGACTGTTTGTCACTGTTTGAACCTGGTAAACTGCGCATCGCTAAATGGCGTTTAAAGGACGCTAACGAGCTTTTAAAAGCAGATGGTCATGATGAGATACGCAATGCCGTGTATAATGCTGTAGAGTATATACCTGCACCTATCTTAACGGGGCAAGCGTTAGTTAATACACTGGACACTTATACTTGTAATACAAAACCTTGGCCATGGGAATCAGCGAACCGATTGATAGCACCAATTAAGATACCCGGTATATATTCGATAGCTGCCAAGCCAAAAGTCGGGAAAACTGAATTTGTAAGCGAGATTATGCGTGATATCATATTCAAAGGTGGGAAGGTGGCAATCATTGCTTTAGAGCAAACGATACCACAGGTGCTACTAAGGATGACTTCGCAGATTACCGGCACTGACTTGTCGAAGATTGAGAACAGGCTACTAACATCTGATGAAAAAGAGTTATGCCAAGAAGTGGCGAGCAAGCTTGTCATCTATGACCATGTAACATACGGGTCACACTTAGATAGTATTGTCTCTAACCTTCCCTATATGACGGCCGGGATGGGTTGCGAGTATGTGATATTCGACAATATATCTTATGCTGCATCTAAACTGTCATCAGATGAACGCAAAGGTATAGACATTGCAATGACAGCTCTAAAGGATTGTACCGTTAAATACGGGTTCACCCTCTGGAATGTTTGCCATATGAAACGTGATGACAACGAACTTGCAGAAGGTGTATCAATAGAAAAGATTCGAGGTAGTCAGGGTGTAGAAATGTTCTCTGACTACGTTATAGGACTTGAAAGAAATGTCAAATCAGAAAATGCAACTGTGCGTAATACTTTAGTGGCACATGTACTTGCAGATAGGATGACAGGCCAGGATACCGGCCACAGTTTCAAGATGTTCTACAATGCACAAAGTAGGAGGTTCGAAAATGGTCATTCTTGATTTAGAAACTGATGGGCTGTTAGACACATTGACTCAAATCTTTTGTGCCGTGGCCTATGACACTTACACCAAGACTTATGAGGTGTTTGTACCTTCGATGGGTAATGATGATTGGTCAGCTCTTAGCTTTGACTATGAAGTGCGTGACCTTAAAGAACTGCCAGCTTATCTGGATACAGTTCCATATTTATCATGTCAAAACGGAATAGGCTTTGACCTTAAAGTGCTTAAGAAGATTTACAACTATGAGTACAAAGGTCGATATATGGATACAGTGCTATTAA